TGGCCCTGGCGCTGGCGGCGGATGCGGTCCGGTCGTAGGCTTGGTGATTTGCTCCGCAGCCGAAAGTGGAACAACTTGTTGCTGCACGCGCGGTTCGTCACCCGCTTTCACGTCGTCCAGGCCTTCTTTGTTGCGTGCTTCATTGGGACTGTAAATGCCGCCTTGCACGCCACGTGTCAGCGCCTCCATGCGATCCTTCATTGCCGAACGCATCAATACATCAGTGGAAAATTCGGCATACTCATCAGGCTGGCCTTTGAGCGCAAACAACAGCCCAATGGACTCTTCAATATGATTGATGGCGAAGCCCAACCCAGTAGCAATCCAGAACTGCATCAGCGCTTCAGTGGAGCGGAATGAAGTGCCACCCATGCCCAAAATTTGCAATGGCACGCGAAACACCAACGCAATGTGTTCCGACGTCATCTTGGCCACATCAGCAATCGCGCTATCTTTGGCCGACACAGCCCATGGCTCTACCTTCAACCCATGGGTAAGAATGGGTGTCTTGCCTTGGTTGATGCCACGCGCCTGATCGTCCCAGCGATCGCGCAACGCTTGCACCTGATCCTTGTCCAGCGGCATCTCTGTCATCAGCACCGCTGATGGCCGCGCCTGATTGATATAAAACTGCACCTGTTGCTGCGCGATCGCGCTGTTGAGGCCGATGTCGTCCCGCGCTGCTTCAATAGGACTTTCCCCAATCAGCGGGAATGGATAGCGCCTGTGAGTGTGCAACCTGATATGCAACACATCACGCATTGGAACAACAAGTTGTTCACCAACCTGGCGGTCAATCACATGATTGCCGCCAAGATTGTAGAAAATCTCACCACCAACAGCCACACGCGGAAAGCTCATATAAGGATTCATCAAATGTAATTCAGTGACCTCATAACGATCATTGCGCAACGCCAAAGCATAAGCATTGCCGTCCATATAAAGGCTACGCGTCGCATTGAGCATGAAATCGCTGATGGACTGATAGGCATTGGGATGGCGCAAAATACGAGAAAGCGCTGAGTTGGTGACGCGGGTCCTGCCGCCCTTGCTGTTGCCACGCCAGTGATCACCCGGACACATGGCGATGGTCTGCGCATAAGCGCTGACACACGCCTCCACCATGGCAGAACGGCTGATGTCACCAGTTGGCGTGATACCGGTCTGCCACCAGTTGGTCGGCACACCGTCCGGGAGCCATCCACCGCTGACAGGCAGAAAGTATGGTCCCGGACGATAGCTGCCTTCAACCGCGCGCAACACAGTGCGCAAAGAACGCGACACCAAGCTGCGCGCGGTCATGTTTTTTACGAACCTGTTGGCTTGGTGCTAGTGGGCGCAACTGGTCGCCCAGGTTGCGCAGTGCGCGTTTGATAGGTGCCTGGCTTGTCAGCTTCAGCTGTCTTGTTGATGTTTGGGTCTGGTCCAGACCCATCATCCTCTTTCTCAAAGACCGGCGCACCCAGAATCGCCATATCGTTTTCGTGCTGGGTGGGTGTAGGCTTGCCTTTCATCCGCATGGCAAAGTCCGATCTTGATTTCTCTGACCTTTCCCGATCAGCTTCCAACTGCCTCTTAGCATTTTCAGTGACTGCATCTTCTGCCATAACTCACTCCTGTTTTTGAATTCAACTGGCTCTCGGGTTTTAAACCGAGAGCCAGCAGAGGCCGGCACCGGTTGTGCTCAGCCCGCCACTTCCCGCACGGGAAGCTGCTTATGACCAGGTAACGTTCTGGACCCACGCAACGGTGCCAGGGCGGCGCTGCAACCAGTTGAGTGGCATCACCATCCGCAATGCCAAGCTGTCAGTCTGGAACAACGAACGCTGCGGCGACGCCACTGTGCCAGGCGAACCAGAAACCAGGTCCAATGGAGCGGTGTCCTCCATGTGCAGCGTGGCTTGGTCGCTGATCTCAAACCTTGGCGCTCCGCCATCGGCAACCACAAAGTCCTCGGCATCGATCAAGACCATTGTCTTAGCCGGAATTGTGGCAGAATCGATGATCGGAATGTTAGCGAGTGTGTTGGCGGCAATTTGCGCCGCGAACGGGAAGATGCCGGTGTTAACTGCAGAAGCCAACCCAGCACTCAGCATATCAGTCGGGTTCATCAGCCAGACTGGCGTGCGCACATTGCCATAAGTTGACACTGTCAAGGCGCCAATCATCGCTTTGATGTCACCAATCAGCGCTGCCAAGCCGCCACCCGTTGCTGCAGTGATTGCCGCGACACCATTGAGCAACCCAGCTGGTCGAATCAGTGTTGCTGGATTGGCATCAATCAAGACGCTGTCCACTGCAACACTGGTGTCAACCTGAATGGCATCACGCAAAATGCCCTCGATCGCTGGGATGGAATGTTCATCCATCTCCCGCGTCCAAGTGGTGATGACAGCCATCTTCTTGGGCGTCAACGCCTGAGTGGTGAATGCGCCTTGCCGCACCGGAATGGCCTGGCCTTCACCAACGAATGAGCCCGCGATTGACGGCGTGCGTGACCGGGTCGGAATGTTGATCCTTCCGGCACGGCCGAATGACAACGCCAGCCCTTTTGCCGCCAGCCTGGTCAGAATGGCGTTGGGCATCAGCGTTGGCATCATGGCGGTCCAGGTCTGTTGCACCAGCTCCGCCGCCCAACCAGTCACCGATGTCATGGCTGGTGCACTGGTCGCACGAGTGACCAACTCCATCATGAACTTGGTCGGCTCGTCGTCGCCATAGATGTCCTGCCGTGCGCGCTGCAGGTCGTGGCCACGGGTCTTGGCCACGTAGGAGATGGTGGCGCCACGCACCAGCAGATCGAGCATGTCAAGCTCTTTTTTGCCAATGGTAGAGGTGATCGGCGTTTCCTTCACCCTGGCAATGCTGCCATTGCCGCCACCATTGCCGCCGCCATTGTTGAAAACAATAGGCAGCTTGGGCTTGTTGCTGCCGTCATTTTCAGCTGAACCGAGGTTCTTCTCGGATTCAACAAGCATCAGCCGGGTCTTTTCCAGCTGCGCAATATCATTGTTGAGTCGCTGGGTGAGTTCCAGATCAGCGTCGCTGACGTTGGTGTCATCCATGCCTTCAACATGCGCTTTGAGAGCGTCCCGCTTTTCCACGATCTGCCCTTGCACATCAACAATACGTTGAGCGAGCGACATCGCGCCCCTCCTGTCTTTGCCATCAGTTCTGGCGGACCCGCCGTGAGACCTGCGACGCACGCTACCAACTCGTTTGCCGGACCCGGCGAAGATGGTGTTGATTGTCTCAGGGGAAATCTGCAAGCTTTTGGCCAATGCCAACGCATTAGGGTTTGCTGGCACTGACACCAATGAACACTCCACTAGTTCCTGCTTCAGATAGCGGAACGGTCCAAAAAAGTTATCAGCTTTTTCGTCGATTGGCTCCTTTTTGGTTGACTGAAAGCCAACAGACACCGCACGCAGAATGCCGGCTTCCACCAGCTTACGAATCTCATCAATGCGTGGCGAAGTCTTGGCTGGTGCCAATTCCAGGCGACCCTTCAGCTTGCCATCCTTGATGGCCAAGTCGTGCCAGCGGCCAATCGGCAGATCCGATCGATGGTTGAACAGCGCAATCGGATTGCGCTTGAAGTTGTCCAAGTTCCAGCCAGTCGCTGTGATCACCTCGCCCATGCGGTCAACGGTTTCGTCTGACAGCACAAAGCTGGTGCCTTCAACCGGCTCGGAATGGGTGCGATAAATTACCGTACCCGGCTTGGCTCTGATCTTAATGCTTTTTTCTTCCAGATCCTCCTGGTCTGCGCGTTGCTCGCACAGAGTTGTAGCAACATCTTCAGTCAAACCGTCCAACCCGTCATAACTCTCCATTATGTCATCAACACAACGGTCTACGTAATCATCATAATCTTCGCCTTCTTCCGGATCAATGGTGTCTGCCGCTGCATCGAGATCGTCTGCGGTATCCTGTTTGGTTCGCATCTTGGAACCTCCATGCTCGGTCCGCCAATAGTTGAAGCAAATTGCCACAGCTTGTTCTTGCGTGCGATCATCAGGCGCGTCTGGTCCGTAGACCTCATGCATGCAACGCGCCATGAAGTCAGACTGGCTTTCACCTTTGCGCGGCTTCATCGGCATGGCTATCTCCCGGACTCAACAATGCGCACGTCGGGATAAAATGGATTGTTGTTCCAACGCCAGGAATGCCATTGCGAAAGCATCAGCGTGACATTGGGGTGGCCAATGGCGCCAGCCAGATGTACCGCAGCGGTGTCCACCGTCACAATCTCATCCATCTGCGTCATCAGTCCGGCAGTGGCAGCGAAATCCACCAGCTCGTGCGTCACCACGCCGAGCTCCGCAGCCTCCTCGGCACCTTGCTTCTGCACAGAGTGCAATTCAACATCCGGGAACCATACAGCAATTTGTTGCAACGGCAACGGGCGCGGAAAGTCGCCAGAGTGCTCTGTCCGCACTGACCAAGCCACGCCGACACGCTTGCACTTGGCAGGCCCCAGCAGCGTGCGCCAATGCGCCTGCCAATCACCACTGACACGAATGTAAGGTGCATGCGGCACATCGCACTGAGTGATTCGCAACCAACGCAGCAACTGCAGATAAGAAACAAAATAATCACACGGACAGCGCAGATCAACAACATCACCAAATTGCAATGCCAACCATTCCAGCTCTGGTGGCACGTGCTGAATAACATGAGCACCCTGCCGCTTGAGCTGCTCCACGAACCGCAGCATCATGATGGTGTCGCCGAAGCCATGGTCGTGCAACAGCAACAACCGTTTGCCTTGCAGCGACTCACCGCGCCATGGTTGCTTACCCATCGCCAATGCTGTGGCCGTTGCTGGCCGTTGAAATGTCGGCTCCCGTTCACAAAGCTCGAACTCCTCAAAGCCTTCCAGCCAACAATTCAGCGCCAACAGAATCATTGCCCGGTTGAAACGGGCGCGCGCGGTCGGCACAATGGCGATAGCTTGTTCAATAGCAGCCAGTGCTTCAACGTCCCGGTTGTTGCGATGCAGTGCAGCAGAAGCGTTGAAAGCCTGCAAGTAATCAGTGACCGAGATGACCTGCGCGCTGACTTTGCGCTGGCCGACCAGCTCACCGGCAGAAAACATCATGATCGATTCCGGCACACCTGTGCTAGACTGCACCTCTAATATTTCGCCGTCTGCGGTGATGCCGCGCCAGCCAACCGCAGTCAGCTCAATACCGACCACTGGCTGCAGATCATCATCGCAAAACCCAGTCCAGGCCGCTCGCGTCATCCTGGGTTCCAGTTTGGCGTCAACCAAGCGAAGCCGCGCGGGTCACGCAATGCCCAAGCCAAGGGCCAACGCACCTTGATGGCCATGCTGTCCGTTTGAAACATTGACTTCTCTGGACCTGTGGTGCCTGCTGGACCCGGCGCTGTGTCCATCACCAAGGTGCCTGCGGTCACAGTTTCTACGTTCGGCGTGGGTGATGCCGCAGTGACCAGCGCGGATGGCGCCAGCACCGCCAAATCATTACCCATGGCGGTGGAAGCATAAAACAACGGTGCCGGCGTGTTGGCATCATCCACATCAATGTTGAAACGAAACTGCATAGTCATCACCCGTCCGGGCGAACCAATGAAGATGTAAGGTCCATTGCCAGCCACTGGCGCAATAGCGTTGATCAGCGTTGCCACATCCTCGAATGCCGCTTGCCACAGGTCTGTGGCGCCAGATGGCGTGCTGGCGGCCACGCCGTTGCGCATGCCCGCTGGCCGCGCCGCGCTTTCTGCATTGGCGTCAAAGAACACCGCGTCCAGCGCCGCGCCAGAAGACTTCACCAAAGCGTCGCTGACTGCTGCCTCCGCGTTGGAGGATTCAATCAACTCCCGCGTCAGCACTGCGATGGTCGCCAACTTGTGCGGGTTGAGCGTGGCGGCTGTTGAAGCCAACTGCCGCACTGGGATGGGCGCACCTTCCGCCACGAAGCTGGCATTGCCAGCACCCGCCACAAAGCCTGGCGCTGAGATCACACCGAAACCATCAAAGTTCAACACCAGTCCGCGTTGCATCAGCTGCGCTGCGGCGGAAGCTGGACCCAGCGCCGCCAAAGCGTCCACCACCACCTTGTGAGCGAGCTCCGCTGCCCAGCCCACCACATTTGTCATCGCCGGTGCGCTGGCCGCGCGCGTCAGCTCAATCACATCGCGGTCAGAGGGCCACATTGCCGCCGCAACCTCATAAGCCAACCTGTGCGTCACCCCAGCCACAGCATGGGCAGTGATGAAGCGAATGAAGCTGTTGCCTGCTGAGCTGTCACGCCGGAACAACGGCGCGCTGACAGGTTGCTTGGTGCGAATGTCAATCATTGACATGGGTTCAATTCCTCATGAATGCTAGCCAGGTGTCGCGCACCGCAGTCAATGGCCAGCCTTGTTCAACAAGATTGTCCAGCACGCCATTGACCTCAACAGCGGAGTTGTTGTAGTCATGCCAGATGATGATGCCACCGGGTCGCAACAGCGCGCGCGCCAAATGACTGTCATGCGTCACTGCTCGCGCGGAATGATCACCATCAATGAACACTGCGTCCACCGGCTCTAGGTCTGCCGCCGTCAGCGTTGTTGAATCTGCCAGCAGCAACTGATAGCGTTTGTCACCAGCGGCATAATGCCCTGGCG